CACGTCGAGTTGCGCGCCGATGGCGGTGCTCAACAGGCGGTCCTCGCGCAGGTCAAGGGTGTTGTCCTCGACGACCTGCACCTCGCCCATGAGCCCGACGGTGAGCCCGTTGATGTTGGGCTTGGCGTCGCTGTTGAACTGGCTCAGCAGCTCGGTGAGCGCCACGCCCTCGTGGTCTGCCTGGTATGGGTGCGCCACGTCTCGCCTATGGGGTCGGGGTGATGGTGATGCCGCCAGCGATCAGCGTCCCGATCTCGAACTCGGAGACGGCGCCGGCCCAGGTCAGGGTGGTGATGTTGTCCACGCCGGGCACTGCGCCCACTGCCTCGTAGGTTGGCAGGTCCAGCGGGGTGTCACCGATGCCGAGGGTCGCCACGTAGGCAACCAGGGCGTCCTCGGTGGCGGTGTCCCCGGCGCCAGCTCCACCTGCTGCGCCGCCGTAGTCGGCTGCGGTCACGGTGAGCTCAATGGCGACCGTCAGCACCTGAGCCGTGGCCTCGGAGAAGCGCACGGTCTGGGCGGTGCCCTCGACGTCGGTCACGGTGCCGGACGTGGACCCTATCGAGTCGATGCCGGCCGGGGCTGTGTCCCAGATGGCATCCAGCACAAGCGCCTGCACGGATGCTGCGATCCCGGTGGGCGCCACGACGACGGCGAAGGTGTGCGGGGTGAGCGTCACGGTGTCGATCGTCACGTCGGCGTCGGTCTTGTTGTCGACCACGAGCGCCTGATCAATGCCAGCGACGGCGGTCACCCGGGCACGGATGGAGTTGGGGCTCGCAGCCCCTGAGACCTGTAGATCCTCACGGCGCCGGATGCGCAACTCCGAGTCCGTTTCCCTGTCCCTGCCCACTGTGGCGTCTGCGGCGTTGGTGACGCTGTCCCAGTTGGTCACGGGGGTGTCGATCGTGGTGATGGTTCCTGCTGCGCCTGCGATGGCCCCGGTGGACGCAGGGCTAGCCTCTACGTCGATGGTCCCAGCGGGGGCGATGACCCCAGCGGTGGCAGTGATCCACTGAACTCCGGCTGCGTCGGAGGCGATGCTGCCCGCAGGCACGGTGGCGCCTACTGCGCTGGCGAGGGTGAGCGTGACGACGGAGGCACGAGCAGCGATCCTGGTGACACCGACGAGGCTGGCCAACGAGTCGAGGTAGACCCCGATCGCTGCCCGCTCGTCGAAGGAATCATACAGGTCCTGCGTGGACTCGCTGATCTCATCGAGGCGGGCGGCGAAGATGTCGATCAGGTTGCCGATCAGGGTCCCGGCGTCCAGGTTGACGGTGTCGCCAGCCCCCGGATTGACCGCGTTGATCCCGGTCCGCACGTCGGCGCGCAGATCGGTGCGGATCTCCTCGAGTCTCGGTGCGGTGTAGCCAGCTGCCAGTAGTGCCACGCTAAATCTCCACGTCGATCACGAGGAGCAGGTCCTCGTTGGTGACTGCGGTCCCGGTGACCGTCACTGTCTTGGCGCCCGCGTCGAAGGTGGCCGCCAGCCCCGGGGACTCGACGCGGGTGATCCCCTTGGTCGCCAGAGTCTCAGCAAGAAGCAGGGCCTCGACCTCGCGCAGCGTCTCCGGTGGCATCTTCGTCGACGCCCAGACCAGCCACGGCACGCCGCGGGTGTCGTCGAGGAAGTACTCGGCCAAGAAGGTCCGGTAGCGGATCACCAACTCTTGGCGGATCGCTACCTCGCCCGTGGTGTAGGTGCCACCGTTGGCCAGGTCGAGGTCCCCGGTGACGGGGTCCAGCAGCATGTCACGTCCGCCAGCCATCAGGTTAGCGCCCCGGTGCCGGTGCCGACGCCAGGGCCAGACGCTGCGACCCCGACAGTCACCAGGCTGACGCTTGCCACGGCCACTGCGGTCGTCACGGTGGCGGTCCTCACGTAGGCGTCCACCGCATCAGCGACATCTGACGCCGCCTGTGCGGCCGTCTTATTGCTGAGATCCTGGAAGACGACGGTGAGCGCCGCTGCTAGCCCTGGCTTGTTGAGCGCCACCTACTCCCCCTTTATGGTTTTGCTGAGGTGCGTCCCGGGGACTACATCCATGAGCACGATCGGGACGCCGCTCGGACCAACGCCGGTCGTGTGCGTGTGCGCGTCATAGAGCGCCTTGAACGCGTCGCCCAGCACGTAGGACTCGGACGCCGTCTTGGACCCCAGCAGCAGCCCCGAGGCAGTCACCACGAGGTTGGTGGCGCTGACGCCGGTGAGCGGGGAAGCTGGGCTGCGCCCGCCGGGGATCGCCACCGCATCCGACAGATCAAAGCGCCGAGTGTCCCCGGGCGTCGTGGCGGCCTTGGCGTTGGCCTTCCACTCTGCGAGGCTGCGCTCTGCGATGACCACGGTCACCGGGTCGCCGCCCACCAGAGGCCAAGTGATCGACATGCCGCCGCCGCAGGGGAACAAGACAGGCACCTCAGCGATCACGGGCATGGGCTCGGTGTGGATCTCTCCGTCGCTGAGCCGGTAGCGACGGGCCACCACGGGCTGAATCGTGGCGGTCTGCTTGGCTTGGTCGTAGCTCTGGACGGTGCCCGGGAAGCTCGTGTGCATGAGCCGGGTGCGACGGTCCACGAGGTCCCAGATCACCTGCTCCAGGCTGGGGTTTACCTCGTCGCCGGCTGCCACTACTGGACCTCATGTGCTTGGATCTTGCTGTAGAAGTCGTTTGCCCAACCGCTGTCACCGGACATCTCGACCTGATCGGCCTTGTAGACCCCGGTGTAGCGCAGGCTCTCAAGACGGAAGCGGCGGCCCGGGACGATCTTGGGCTGGAGCAGCGCCGTGACCTGGATCCCCGTCTTGGTCGGGACGGGCGACCCCACGAGCCCGGTGTCCGGGGTGAGCAGCACCGCCTCTTGGGGCGTGGTCTGCGCCGGGGTGAGGATCTGGAGCTCACCGTCATGCAGCGACCACTCTGCGCCGATGATGGCGGCCATGCGGTCCAACTCGTCGCGCACGGGCCCGTCGAGCGTGGTGCCCTGCCCGATCCGAACGTCGGGGATTGCACCGAGGTTGCCGATCGGAATGCCTGCGGCGGCTGCGAGCTCTTCGATGGCGTTGGCTACCGTCAGCTCGGAGGCGAAGGTCTTGGAGATCCTCGAGTCCCGGAACTTGCGGCCCCCGTCGCTGGCCTCGATCTTGGTGACGATGTCCACGCCGCTGGGGTTGCGGACAGAGCGGTCTACGTCACCGATGAATATGGCAGGGGGCACGCCGTAGCCTGCGAGGAACCGAACCACAGCGCCCGGCTCGTTGAAGGCGGCCGAGCTGTCCCGGCTGAGGTTGTAGACCTCGATCGTGGCCTTGTTGGGGGTCCTGCCGGTGCCCTTCGCCACGGAGAAGCCCATGCGCAGGCCTTCCCACCGCTTGCCCACCTGGCCCGCTTGCCCGACCTCGATGGCCACCTGCCGATGGTAGAGGGTCGCCACTACGGGATCGTGACCGTCGGGGCGTCAGCGTCCGCCTCAGCGTCCGGCAGCTCCGAAGTCAAGTAGAAGGTCAGCAGCAGGTCGGACGGCAGATCAGGGCGTACCACCTCAACGGCGTCCGTGCCGGGGATTGCGGCCACGGTATTGATAGCGTTGAGGAGGAAAAACGGCGGCGGAAGGACGCTGGTGACGATCTCGGTGATCGCCCCTGCAGCCGCCTCTAGTGCTCCCGGGATGCTCGCCTCTACCTGGATCGGGGCGTACCGCCAGGAAAAGGCACCGATGGACTCGGGGACGCCGCTGTCCGTGATGGTGACCCATGAGTGATCCTCGCCCGGGACCCGGAAGACAGCGCCTGCGGCGATGACAGCAGGCAGCGGGGACTGGCTGTCGAAGGTGATCCAGGCGGTCCCCTTGGTCCCGGGATCCCCGAGGATGCCAGCCTTGGCGGTGATTATCACTCCGTCGGGGAAGTTGGCGGGGTCAGCGAAGCGCATGATGGGCTGCTGCGGCTCGATGCGGACGGAGTTGAGGATCTCCACACCGGCGAGCGTTGAGATCGAGAAGTACCAGGCGGAGCAGCGCTCTCGCCAGTCCAGCCGCACGCGGTAAGACGTGTCGCCGAGCTGCACTGTCTGGATCTGGCTCGCCACGTCGGGGAATGCTCGCAGGAGGAAAGGCATCAGAACAGCCCCCGGATCACGTCGATCCCCATCGCTGCCAGAGACCGCCGCGCCGCCGCCGCCTCTTCCGCTGTCGGGATCTTGACCGGCTGCCGGCCGGTGTCTTTGGTCTTGGCCGCCGCCGCCCGCTTGGGCTTGTCCGGGATCCGCTCAGCGGGCAAGAGCACGGTCTCCTGGTCCACCCGCCGAATCTGGCGAAACTCAAGCGTGGGCCGGATGTCCTGGCGCCCGTCCCGAGTGGTCGCCACCCGGAGCAGGATCATGTCGGTGTAGCTCTGCAGCGAGGTGATGATCGTCACGGGCACGGCGTCATCGATAATCTGGTTCAGCGTGGCCCAGGCGTCCAGCTCCCTGCCCGGGGCTGCGGTCTCATCGCTCAGGCTCTGCGCTGAGTAGACGCCCTGTATCGACAGGGTAGGCGGCGCGGGCTGGACGTGGTCCGTGATGTCAGCGCCCTGCTCTACCGGGTGCTCGGTCGCCGTGGCGGTCCTGCTGTGAGTCTGGGAGATCGATGCGTCCAGAGTGATCAGGATCGCTCCGTCTCCGCTCTGGATCTCGGGGCCATGGATGTAGACGGGCATGGGCTACAACTCCCCGCCTGATGCGTTCTGCGCAACGCCTCGGAGCATCTTTTGCAGCGCCGTCTCCACTCCCTGTTGTGTGGCTCTACCGATCTCCTCTGGCGAAGCGCCTGGGCTTGGAGCGTGCACCGTGACGTTGATCCCGCCTGCGTTGATGCCGCCGCCGCCTGCGGTAGCTGCGGCGGGGGTTCGCCCGGCTTGCGCCTGGGGGGACGCGGAGCCGAACAGGCTCGCCACCGGGGTATTGAGCACACCGGAGACGCCGCCCACGATACTGGACCCGATGCCCCGGGCACCGGAGACCGCTCGCATGAGTGCGGCGGGGATCTGCTTGATCTTGCTGATGATGGTGTCAAACACTGCGTGGATAAAGGCGCTGAGCGTGACGACCATGGACTTGACTGCGGCTGGGAAGCGCACCAAAACGGCTTGGTCGACCGCTAGCGAGAAGCGGCGGATGCTGCCTAGGGCTGACTCGAACCAGTTTAGGTCTCCGCCGAGCGGCTGCTTGAACGTGGCCTTGGCCCTGTCCATGTCCGCGGGCAGACCGCCCAGCGCTTCACGAAGCTCCTTGAGCGCCACGCCGAGGCCACCGGCGAAGCCGCCAGCCCCCTCGGCC